CAAATCCTGCCGACTGGCAACATCCAGATCAACAAGGAAATGATGGACGAGGAGAAGGGTCTCATCGGTGACGCCTTCCTCGTGACGCTTTTCCAAATCCTTGAGGAAACGCCGCAGATGACGGCCACAGAAGTCATCGAGCGCGTGAATGAAAAGGGCATCCTACTCGCCCCGACCGTTGGCCGTCAGCAGTCCGAATACCTTGGCCCGCTCATCGACCGCGAACTGGATGTGCTGCAAGATTTGCGTATGCTTCCTCCGATGCCCCAACTGCTGCGCGAGGCGAAGGGAGCTTACAATGTGGTCTATACTTCGCCGCTGTCGCGAGCAATGCGCGCACAAGAAGCTGCCGGCTTTATGCGAACGGTGGAGAGCGTCAAGGAGCTTGTTAATATTACGGGCGATGCTTCTCTGCTTGACCCTTTCAATTTTGATGTCGCTGTTCCTGCTATCGCTGACATTCAAGCTGTGCCGGCAAGCTGGATGTCCACCGATGGCGAGATCAAGACGAAGCGTCAGGGCCGCGCTCGCGCGCAGCAGCAAGACGCTGCTATCAAAGCTATGCCGGCGCAAGCCGCGATGATAAAGGCGCAGGCACAAGTCCAGAAAGCACAGCCAGGTATCGCGCCGGGCGAACAAGGGGTCGGTGGCCCCGTCGAGGCACCAGCGTTCCAATGACGTTGTTTAAACGGAGGCATCCATGAGCGTTCGCACCGCAGTCGAGAACACGCTTGCGTTTCTCGGCATCCGCTCCCGCGCGTATCAACTCACCTTCTCGCAGCCTGCCGGGCAGGAAGTGTTGAAGGACTTGCTTGCGTTCTGCAAGCTAGCCGAGGGGCCTTACGGCAAAGATGATCGCGAGACTTATCGTCTCATCGGGCGGCAGGATGTGCTTCGTCGCATCCAGCAGCACAGCAAACTAACACCGGAGCAGTTGTTCGCGCTCTACAACGGCCAGCCGGTCCCTGTAATCACACTGAGCGCGGAGAAGTAAAATGCCGACACCCGAAGAAGCCGCAGCAGCGGCAGCGGCGGCAGCAGCCGCAGGCAACAAACCGTGGTATGACGGTAAGCTCGATCAGGAGCATATCGGCCACTTGCAAATGCGTGGCCTTCACGACAAGTCCGTGGAGGAAGTCGCCCTCAATCTCACCAAGGCGCATCGCGAAGCTCAGGTCAAGCTCTCGACTGACCCGGCGCTCCTGCTGCGTCTGCCGAAGGCACCGGACGATGCCGAAGGCTGGAAGGGCGTCTATACGAAGCTCGGCGTTCCTGCGGACGCAAAGGAGTATGACTTCTCCGCGTTGAAGAACGCGAAGGGTGAAGCTCTGGACGAGGACACGGTGAAGTTCTACCGCGATCAAGCGGTGGCGCTCCACCTGACCAAGCAGGGCGCGGTTGACATGGCCGCTGCGGACCTGAAACGCGCGAAGGAAATCTCCGACCGCGAGGCCGGCGAGTTTGCGGCCAAGTTGACCGAGGAGAAGAAGAAGCTGGCTGACAACTGGAAGGCCAACTTCGACGGCAATATGTTCGTGGCGAAGCAGGGCGCGCTCAAGCTCGGCCTCACCCCGGAAATGGTTGCCGGTCTCGAAAAGGTGGCCGGCTATTCCGGCATCATGGAAGCCATGCGGCAAGTCGGCGTTCTCGCTGGCGAACACAAGTTCGTGCAGGACCCGAACAAGCCGGCTGGTGGCGTGATGACGAAGGAAGAAGCCATCGCCAAGAAGGCCGAGTTGATGAGCAACGCGGTCTGGACGGCGAAATACACCGGGGGCGACAAAGCCTGCCTCCGGGAAATGCTCGCGCTGAATACGATTATCAGCGGAGCGGGCTGATTTCTTGGCCTTTCGCACTCACGAAAGATTATTGCGCGCCGGGGCTTGACATAGCTGCCGGCGCGTAATATTATTGCGCGCAGAGTGAGACAGGCGACACCCTATGGCGCTGTAGTCTCCCCCAAGCGGCCCCCTGCATGAAGGGACACGGCCACAAACCCCAAGTGGACGAGTTTCTTTCAACAGGAGTGTGCTATGCCCGATCTCGGTCTTATCCCGCTGTTTACCACGCAGTTCACGTCGAACCTCGAACTGCTGTTGCAGCAAAAAGGCTCCAAGCTGCGCCCGTATGTCTCGACTGGTGGTCACACCGGCAAGATGGCGTCCCCGATCAACCAGATCGCGCCGGTTCAGGCCAAGCAGCCGGAAGGCCGCTTCGCCCCGCTGTCGCCGGTCGGCACGAGCTATGTGCGGCGTTGGGTTTTCCCGACGCAGTATGATCTGCCGCAGATGGTGGACAGCTTCGACGAACTGCAAACCATCGTTGACCCGAAGTCCGCAATCGCGGAAGGCGCGACGAACGCCATGGGTCGTTCGATGGACGACACCCTGCTCAACGCCGTGTTCGCGACGAACTATGTCGGTCAGGACGCTGCCTCGCTGACGCAGGAAGTGTTCGACACCACGAAGTATCAGATCGCTGACAACTTCAAAGCGGCTGCGGCCACCGGCCTGACCGTTGCGAAGATCATCGAGATCAAGCGTCTGTTCCGCAAGAACCACGTCGATCTCGACAGCGACCCGATCACTCTGGTCATCGGCTCGCAGCAGGAGAGCGATCTGCTCAACCAGCAACAGGTCGTGTCGAAGGAATACAACGACACGCCGGTTCTGAAAGACGGCAAGGTGGAACGCTTCCTCGGCTGCAACATCGTCGTGATGGAGCGCGTCCCGGAAACGACTGCCGGCGCAACTCGCGGCGTCCTCGCTTTTGTCAAGTCGGGCCTCTACCTCGGTATGTGGCAGGACATGACCAGCAACGTCACGCAGCGCACCGATCTGTCGGGCCAGCCTTGGCAGATTTACTCCAAGGCCATGTTCGGCGCGACCCGCACTCAGCCGGGCAAGGTCCTTCGCGTCCTGTGCGCCGACACGACCGGGGCCGACATCACCCCGTAACGTGCAACAGTTTCAGCGCCCCGGTTCGCCGGGACGCTGGCGCGGTTGCATCCCGCAACTGACTACTCAGCACCATGCGTGTGCCCTGAGCAACATGGAGAAGTAAAATGTCTGGAACTGCAAACGTCAAGGGCACGAACGTCGCCCTGCTCGACACCACCAATCCCTTCGCCGCGCTCGATGCCGGCGCTGGCCGCGCTGCCCGCCTGAAAGTCGTGGAGGACAAAGTGAACCTCGACGCGACTGCGCTCGGTGGCACGGACACCTATGCTCGTCTCTGCCGCGTCCCGGCGAACGCCAAGATCAAGAAGGTCGAAGTGTGGTCGGACAGCGTTCTCGACAGCAACGCCACCAGCACCTTGAAGCTGCGCTTCGGCATGGGCTTCTCGGACAGCGAGATCGACGGCACTCCGGCTGCCTATCGCGGCAAGAACCCCTCGGCCTCGCTCGACGGCACCGTGACCGCTGCCACCACCAGCAACGCGCTGTTCGGTGATATCGACAAGTCCACCACGGACAACACGAAAATCCCGGTCACGGAGATCACCTTCAACGGCGCAGTCGTCACCGACTTCCTGTCGCTGATGCAGAAGGGTCTCGCCAAGCTGTTCGCCTTCGTCACTGGCCAAGGCCAAGATCAGGGCTGCCCCGGCTACATGGACCTGACGGTTCACGTTGTCACCGCAGCGGCGACGGCGGCTGCCGGCAATCTTTACGCCCGCGTCCACTACGCGGAGTAACGAGGTAGCACAGGTTGCATCTGGAAACGGATGCAAGACGTATCACCGGGACCTGTAAAATGGTCCCGGTGAGGCACACCGAAACAGGAGACGGCTATGGCTGACCTTTCCATTTCTCTCGCCCACGGCGTTCAAGGCTTGGCACCGTCCGACTTCACAGTTGGCACGTCCTCGCCGGGCGCGGGCGACATCGAGCTTCGCGTGAACGATGTTGACGGCAACGGCAACAAGATCACCCGGCTCGACATCATCAACGCGCTGCAAGCGTTCGAGCGCGCCCTCATCGGCGGCTTCGTCACGACCGCTCAGGAGTAAGTGCCATGCACGGCACCGAGAAGATCGAAGTCCTCAACGCGAGCGCGACCGGCGATGCACAGACACTCCTCGGCGGGCGTTACATGCTCATCGCGACGGCCACTTGGAACAGCAGCGGCACAGTCGGGGTCGAAGCTCTCGCGCCCGATGGCTCCACTTGGGTCCCGGTGGGCAATGCCTTGACCGAGGACGGCGTTGCGGTGTATGATCTTGGCCCCGGCCAGTATCGCATCGCGATTGAGACAGCCACAGCAGTTTACGCTGCCCTTACCTCACTCCCGCTTTGAGGATGGGTAGCAAAGGAGCTACCCATGATCGCGGCACCGTCTGGCTTCCAAGACCCCACTGACATCGGCAATCGCGCGCTCACTCACATGGGCGCGGACCACAAGCTCGATGACTTGCTCACGGACCAGAGCAAGAACCAGCGCGAAATCTTCGGCGTCTATACCAAGCTGCGGCAGGCCGAACTCCGTTTAAACGCATGGAAGTGGGCAATCAAGCGCATCGTCCTGCGTCCGCTCGATGTCACGTCGATGCAGTGGACGCCGGCTGCGTGGAGCAACGCCACCACCTATCGCGTCGGCCAAGTCGTGAGCTACGATGACGGCTACGGCGCGCGGCTGTGGGTCAATGTCTCGCCGGGTAATCTCAACAACGCGCCGAGCGCCGGTAGTCTGGTGTGGGATGATTATGTCGGTCAGATTGTTGCCGGCCCCTATGACAGCACCATCGCCTACATGCCGGGTGATCTCGTCTATGTCGCGCAGGATGTCGGCACCTACAAGGTCTATCTCTCGCTGACCGCAGCGAACGAGGATGACCCCTCGACGGTCGATGCCTACGATGCCACCGCCACTTACAAGAAGGGCGACATTGTTGTGGACGCGAGCATCAATTACATCAGCCTCGTGGACTTCAACAAAGGCAACACGCCGGCCACATCCGGGACGCAATGGGCAACCACCACTGCGACCGACAGCACGAAATGGGTTGAAGTCGGCGGCACCTTGGCCCAAATGACCATCCTGTATCCGATCAATGCCGGCCCGCGTTCGAGCGCAACTTCGCTCAATGCGTATCCGCTGCCCTACAACTTCTTGCGTAAGGCTTCGCAGGACCCCAAGGCCGGTAGCATGTCCTTCCTCGGCGCGCCTACGAACATCATGTATGATGACTGGCTCATCGAAGGCGGCTTCATCGTGACGCAAGAGAGCCAGCCGATCATCTTCCGCTTCGTGGCCGATCTCACGAACGTAACGCGGATGGATGCACTGTTCTGCGAAGGCTTCGCGGCGCGCATCGCTCGCGAGACTTGCGAGAGCATCACACAATCCACGGCCAAGCTGCAAGCAATCGGCGCGGCCTATTCTCAATTCATGCGGCAGGCCCGCCTCGTCAATGGTATCGAGGAAGGCGCAGACGAACAGCCGCTCGATGATTGGCTCGCTTGCAGGATTTGACCCATGGCTCAAGCATCTTATCAGCAGACGAACTTCTTGGGCGGCGTCTGGTCGCCCTTCTATCAGGGCCGCACCGATCACCCGAAGTATCGCACGGCTATGAACGTCTGCTACAACGGCTTCCCGGTGGAAGAAGGCGCTTGGACGCGCCGGCCCGGCACTCGTCTGCTTGCGCCGACCTTCAAGGGTCAGGCCGGCAAGGTGCGCGACATCTTCTTCGAGAACAACAAGCCCTACACGGTCGAGTTTACCGACACTGCCATCCGGTTTTTCAACAACTCTTGGCCTGTCATCACCGAGGAAGTCAACTTCGTCGGCGCGATCTCCACGGACAGCCCCGCGCAACTCACGCTCATCAATCCTGCTGCGTGGGCCGAGGGAGACGAGATCACCTTCCTGTTCAACAACACCGTGGCTTCTGGCGACAAGTGCCCGACGCTGCGTCAACGCACCTTCCTCGTCACGCCAGTAGCCGAGAGCTACGGCGCTTGGTCAAGCACAACGACTTACGGCTCCGGGTCGCTCAAGACGAGCGCCGGCTTCCTGTGGGTCAGCTTGCAGCCGGGCAACCTCAACAATACGCCGGCCTCCTCGCCGCTGTGGTGGCAGAAGGTCGGAGACCCGGCTGGTGTGACCCGCACCTTCACTCTCAAGGATGCCATCACGAACGAGGACATCGACGGTTCGACGCTCGGTGACATCCCGCCCGCGCCAGCTATCACTGTGCTTCGCATCCTTCGTCTTACCACTCCGTATGATGATGGCTCTTGGGCGAACGTGCGCCTCTCGCAGAACGAGGACTTCGCGCTGCTAACGAATGGCACGATCATCCCGCAAGTGTTGCAGATCACGCCGAACCTCGGCACCGATCAGGCTGCTTCGGCCAATTTGCGAGACGCGATCTTTCACGATGGCCCCTATCTCGACCCGATCAAAGGCTCGGTCGCAGTGATGGGCGGCTTGACTGGCACGGTCAGCGTCACCATCAACTTCGAGACTTACGATAGCGGCAAGACCTACGCCATTGGTGACTACGTTTCGGCAGGCTCGAACAGCTACAAGTCGCTGGTGGACGGCAACATTGGCAATGACCCGACCACGGATGACGGTTCGCATTGGGAAGCTGGCGACCCCGGCCTCGCTGTCACTGGCCCCGACAACCCGCTCATCACTGGCTTCCAAGAGACGGACGTGGGCCGGCTCATGCGCTTCTTTTCGCAGCCGCCCGCTTGGACTGCAACGAACTACACCGCTGGCGATGATGTGTATTACAACAACGTCGCCTATAAAGCCGTGGCTGACAACAGCAATGTGCAGCCTGACACGGACCCGACGAAATGGGCGGTCAACCCGACCGGCGCGATCTGGACGTGGGGTAAGATCACGGACATCACGAACACGAACACCGTTTCGGTTCAAATCCTCGGTGATGATCTCCTGTATAATGAGGACGTGAAGGTGTGGCGTCTCGGCGTCTATTCCGACACGACTGGTTGGCCGACTTGCGGCATCTTTACCGCAGGCCGCTTCTGGCTCGGCGGTGCTGTGCCGAACCGCTTTGACGCGACCGCGATCATCGACAAGGACGGCAATCCCGGTGTCACCAAGCAGGGCGTGTTCCTCTTTGCTCCGACGCTGCCCGATGGCACTGTCACGGATAGCTCGGCTATCGCTTACTATTTCAACGCCAAGGACAAGAACCCGATCTTCTGGTTCGAGCTTGACCAGCGCGGCATCGTGGCCGGCACTGCGGGCGGCGAATGGATTATCAGCGGCATCACCGAAGGCGTGTTCTCTCCCACCAGCACGAAGGCAGATCGCGTCACCTTCTATCGCTGCTCGGACATCGAGCCGAAGAAAACGCCTGTCTCTCTGGTGTTCGTCCAGAAGTTTAAACGCCGCGTCTTGGAGTTCATCGCTGATGTGTTCACCGGGCGCTTCGTCGCTCCGCATCTGTCGGAAGCCGCGAAGCATCTGACGCAGAAGAACGTCGAGGAGCTTGGCTATCAAGAGGAGCTTACGCCGATCTTGTGGGCGCGCACTGGTGAGGGCAAACTCATCGGCGCGATCTATCGGCGCACGAGCATGAACGCTGCCGAGGCTCCGCAGATCGTCGGCTGGCATAACCACGATCTCGGTCACGCTCGCACCATCGAAAGCATCGTGGTCGGCCCGAACGGAGACGGCTCGCTTGACGCCTTGGCCATGGTGACGACTGAGGATGTCGAAGCGCCTGTTCGTTGGGTCGAGCAGATCACCACCATGTATGACGAAGGCGATGTGATCTTCGACGCATGGTTCCTCGACGGCGCACTCGTGCCTGACAATATGTATGAGGACACCGTTGGCGATGTCACAGGCCAACGGCTCACCGGCCTGTGGTATCTCAAGGGCAAGACCCTGAGCGTGTTCGTTGCCGGCCTCGACTTGGGCGACTTCCTTGTTGACGACAACGGCACCATTTTCGTGCCCTATGGCACTGGTGTTGACCCCGGCAAGTATGACTACAACGCTGCGGGCGCTGGCGCTTGGAAGTTCACCGCCGCGTGGATACAGACCGTCAAGGATATGAACCTTGCGCTCAAGAATGGCGGCATCGTCACCAATGGTGGCGTCACGATCACTTCGACCGAAGTGCCGACCAATCCGAACGTCACGAGCAAAATCCAGAGCTTCGTGCCGGGTGAGACCTTGAACAACAGTTTCGCGCAGGGTATCGACTGGTCGAACGGTCGGCTCGCGCTCACCCTCGCGAGTAATGATGGCTTCGCGATGATGAACCTGACCAGCGGCGCGGAGATCACGCACAAGGACATGGACACTATCACTGGCGGCAGCGGTGATACTGTCGGCAGCCAAGTGACCTTCGACCCGCAGGGCGGCATGTATTGCGCCATTGGTTCGGACAACTGGCGTCCGCTCATCCGCATCAACGGCTCCGATCTCACGAAGGATTACGAAGTCGGCACCAGCAGCAGCTTGACCGGCACTCCGAACAATAATGCCGTCAACGGCAACTCGCGCATCACTGCGGCTCGTGCCAACGCGAACTGGCTCTTGGCCACGCAAGGCTCCAACATCGCGATCTATAAAGGCGCTGACGGTTTGTTCGTCTCCGGCAACGGCAGTAATGACCCCGGCTTCCAAGGCACGAGCGCCGTGCCGTGGACGATTGACGAAAGCGATAACCGTGGCGTCTGCGACGGCGCTCCGTCCTATGGTAACAACGTCGCCTCCTTCTACACCGTGGCCGTGAATGAAACGGCGGGCGATCAGTTCGGCATCTACTTCGTCGGCGTTGCCGATGGTGTCCCTGTGCCCGGTCAGAACGTCCCGGATGATGGCTCGCTCGGCAAGAAGGGCAAAGGCAAAAAGGGCTTCCAAGAGGGCGGTGTCATTCACACTCCGACCATCAACAATCCGCTGACCTACTTCGGCAAGATCATCACTGTGACGCCGCAAATGGTGGACCCGCGCTGGTCGCGCTTCTCGAACGTGAAGGGCGTTGTCGTCAACCAGATGGACAACAGCGTTATCACCATCGCGACCCGGACGAACCAAGGCTTCTCGGCTTGGAGCAGTGTCACGGCCTATGTTGCCGGAGACAAGGTGACGGATACCGTTGGCCTCGATACGGTTGCGTTCATCGCGAATAAGGCCAGCACCAATTCGCATCCGAACGCCAGCTTCGATACTGATGATGCCCCGGACGATACGAAAGATTGGCGCTTGGTCCCGGCTACCTACATTACTTGCTGGACGACCGGCCAGTTCTCGCGCACCAATTCCGGTGTTGCTGGCTTGAAGTGGAAGGTTATTGTCACCGATGCCGGCAGCGCGGACGTTCCGCTGCTTTCGCGCACAGGACGGATGCACGGTGGTCTCTATGCTTGGCTCGGCAAGAAGTATCCTTCGCCTGACAATGATCGCTGCCCGGTGTGGCTCATCGACAGCGCCACAGGTCAATACTACGTTGGCGATGTTGCTGGCGTTACAATCAACGCCACGATGGAGCAGGCTTGGGATGACCAGTCGCAGTCGATCATCTTCTTCGGCTCCTATGACAGCACCAAGACTGGCGCACCGACCGCGCTCAACAGCACCGTCTCGGCTACCGACACTTGGTTCCGGCTCTATGTTGGCAATCTCACGCAGTCCACGCGCATTGTGTCCACTCGCTCGCAGCAACCGAACGGCTACACTGTGATCGAGGGAAGCTTCAACGGCGGCAACTTCCCCGCGCTTGTCGGTAAGGGTTATTCGAGCCGTGGTCAAATCCTGCGCCCTGTCGCGCCGGAGCAGACTGGCGCTCGCACTGGCCCGGCGTTCGGCAAGACCCGCCGCAGCAATCGCTTCGTCGCGCTGTTGCATCAGACACTCGGCATCAAGTTCGGCACGACCTTCACGACCAAGGGCTTGCTGCCGCAAGTCTTGAAGGACGCGGTGACGGATGCCGCTGCGCCCCCGACTGAGCCTTTCAGCGGCATGTGGCGCAACTCGCTTGAGGATGAATATTCCTTCGACAGCATGATCGGATGGGAGGTTGTTCGCCCGTATCCTGCCACCGTGGTCTCGGTCGGCGCTTTCGTGGAGACGACCGATGCCCCGTAACCTGACCCATGCAGACCTGATTAAAGCCGGGGCCTGCAACAAGGACGCAGATTTGTTCCTCGCCAAGTTCGGGGAGGGCAATGAAGTGACTATCGAGCGCGTCATGGCTGTGGCGCAGGACTTCGACTGGCTGACCGGGGCCAAGCTCCTGCTCACGCCCCGGCAGGCCCGCCACTTCCACACCCTTGTTCGCGCGGCTTTCCGTGGCGTCAAGCGTGTCGATGACCCGAAGGGGGAATACCGCAGGAAGGCCCTAGCAAAATCCTTCTGTTTGGCCTATAATAGCAAGGCGGAGTAACCCCTATGGCTGTGACGGCTTCCGGCATCAGTTCTGTTGCCTCGGACATCGGTGGAGCAGTTGGCGCGTTCTTTGGAGCAGACGGCTCCGAGGACGCGGCGCACTCCTATTTCAAGGCCGGCGTATCGTATCTCAACGCGAAAGACCTTGCGTTGCAGAACAAGCAAATCTCCGAGGAAAGCACAGCGATCAAAGAGTTTCAGACCGAGCGCAAGGTCAACATGGGCATTGGCGCGCAGGAAGCGCAGCTTGCCGGCAATGGTGTGACTGGTGGCTCGGCTGGTGATCTCCTGCGCATGTCAATGCAGCAAGGTGGTCTTGCCCGCGCCGTTGTCGGTCAGCAGGGCGCGATTGATAGCAACGCTTTCCAGCAGCAGGCCGACGCCTACCAAGCATCTTCGGATAGCGCGGTCGCTTCCGGTAACGCTGCCCTTCACGCTGCTGCTGCGCAGAACGCGGGCGGCATCATGGGTATCATCGGCGCGGGCATCAAGCTCGGCGCAATGTTCATCTGAGGTAGGCCATGCCGAATGTCAAAACTGTCGATGCAGGCGATGTCGGTCTCAATCCCTCCCAAGCTGGTGAAGCAGCTTGGCGCGAGGCTGCCGGCGCTCAGGTCTCCTCCGGTCGCATCATCCAGCATGAAGGCACTCTCGCCGGCACTGCCATTGGCCGAGGCATCCGCGATATAGCGGGTGGACTTGGCGATCTCTATGAGCAGTCGCAGGCGCACGATGACACTCTCGCTGCCACGGATGCTTCGCGCAAGTCGGCTGACTTCGACTTGCAGCAGAACATAGCACTCGATAATATCATGGCTCCGAAGCCTGACCCGAACGACCCGACCGGCCAAAAGAAGATCACACCGGACGCGAACGATGCTCCGGCGCTCATCGGCAAAGCCTTGCAGAAATGGCAGGAGGACCGCGCCGCGTTGCGCGAGACCATTACCAATGACAAGGCTCTCAAGAAGTTCGATCAAGAGACTGCCACCAGCTATAAGGCGTTCACTCACAAGGCGTATGCAGTCAACAGCGAGCTTGCCTATCGCGCCGCTGGTGACAACATCACCAAATCTGCTCAGTCCTACGCCGGTCTCGTTTATTCGGACCCGACGCAGCTTGATGCCATGCTCACAAAGATGCACGGCACCGTCACCGATCTCAGTGAGACCGCGCCCGGCCTGACTGCCGATCAACGCGCCGGCTTCAAGACTGAGGTTGACCAGAAGGCCAGCCGCGCGATCATCGAGAGTGCTGTCGAAGGCTTGGCCAAGACGCCTCTCGGTCGGCAGAAGGCCGAGGAGCTTGTCAACTCTGGCAAGTATGACCAGTATATCGGTCAGGACCGCGACAAGCTGCTCAATCATATCCGTGGGCAGGAGCGCGCCTATCAGGCAGATCAGACTGCCGCCCGCACTCAGCAAGAGGCCGTGGAGAAGCAGAACGCTCTCAAGGCGACGGATGAGTATGTGCAGGACGCGGCGTCGGGCAATCCGCAGAAGAAGGCGCAAGACATTTGGACTGACCCGCGCTTCGCCAATCGCCCCGATCTCCGCAAAAACGCGCTCGGTGTCATGGAGACCATGCGCAAGGCGGCGAAGGACGATCTCGATGTGTCTCCCATCCTGTCGCACAAGACCACGCTCGATCTCTTTGGTCGCATGGCTCTGCCTGATGGCGACCCGAACAAGATCACTGACCGTAGCGCCATCGACCAAGCGTTCATCCATGGCGACCTGACGCGCGCCGATTATAATTGGGTGCAGACGCAGTTGAAGGCGATGTCGGCTCCGGGCATGAAGCAGCTTACCGAGAGCCGCAAGGACTTCTTCAACAAGTATAGCTCGACCATGGACCCGACGCGGGCCGCTGGTGGCGGTGCTACTGCGCTCGGCAGTCAGAACATCTTTAAGGCGCAGCAGGATGCCATCCAGCAGGAGCAGGCGCTCATCAAAGCCGGCAAGGACCCGAAGTCACTCTATGACCCGAACAGCCCTGACTTCTTCGGTCGCGCTGAAAATCTGGCGAAGTATCACACCAGCGTCAAGGATGCCAACGACTTCCAGCTTCAAAACGATAAGGACTTGAAGTCTGCCATCGAGAAGTTCGCGCCGGCTGGCGACAACATGGCCAAGGCGAAAGCCTCCATCGCCAGCATCGAGAGTGGTTCGCCCAAAGGCAACTACCGCGCCGTATCCGAGCCGTCCCGCGATGGCGACCGTGCCTATGGCAAGTATCAGGTCATGGGCAAGAACATCGGCAACTGGACAGAGAAGTATGCTGGCAAGCGCATGAGTGTGCAGGAGTTCATCAACAGCCCCGACGCGCAAGAGAAGGTATTTGAAGGTGAGTTCGGTCGGCTCATGTCGAAGTATGGTCCCGAAGGCGCGGCGAAGGCTTGGTTCGCTGGTGAAGGGGGTATGAGCAACGCTCGCGCTCGTGACGTTTACGGCACCACTGTTGCCGGCTACGGTTCGCGCTTTAGCACTCTGTATGGCAACAGCGGCGGTGAGCCGATGGCGATTGCCACGGTCCCGCCCTCCTACACCGATGTCAAGACGCCGGCTGATGCCTACAAGCTCCCACCCGGCACCAAAATCCGCTTGCCCGATGGCCGCACTGGCGTAGTGCCATCGCCGCAAGTCCCGATGAGCAAGTGAGGCTATCATGGCTGACGATCAATGGGCTGCCTTCAAACCAGAAGGAGAGGCTGCTGCGCCGGCTGACGCTGGCCGCACTGCTCCGGCTGTAGCTCCGAAGAACGATGAGTGGGCTGCGTTCCAACCGCAGACTGACTACGGCGATCTCGGCACCATCCCGCAGACCTTCACCGAACGCCTCAAGAATGGCACGGCGGTCGGCAATCTTATGGAGAAGGAGCCGTCATGGAAAGACAAAGCGGGCAACACATTGTCTGCGCTATGGTCCGCAGCCAAGGAGGGACATGCGGCTGGCTACGATGCCGAAGGACTTGCTCAGACATGGGCCAAGAACCGCTCCGACATCGCAGCGATGCCCGACAGCATTTACAAGGGCGCTCTCTCGGCAGCCGAGCCGATCTACGAGGGGATGTCCAACTACTTCCACACCCTCAACGGTGTCATCATGGGCGGCGCTGCCGCAGCGGGTCAGGCGACGAGCATGGCGATGGGGGAGAACGAAGCTGACCAAGCTCGCGCTCGGCGTGACTTCGCGCAGATGGCGATGGTCGGTTCTTTGGCCCTTGCCCCTGAGCTTGGCGGTCCTGCTGCGCCGGCAATCGTTACCAAGGGCGGTGAGTTTGCCCGCATGGAGCATGACCCGGCGACTGGCAAGACTGAGGCTCAGGTTGTCGGCTCGATGCCGACGCCGCAGGACTTCGCTGCCGCTGCCGAGCATGTGTCTCCGGGCAATCCTGTCACCGAGGCGAAGATTTATCAGATGTGGAAGGACAAGGGACTTCACCCTGCCGAAGTCGTGGACATGGCAAAGCGCGACCCGATGACTGCGCATGACCTGTCCTCGGCTGCCGCTGTGCCTGACGATCTCCCTGCTACTGACCCGAACATCCCGTCGCAGCCTCCGGGCCGTATCGCTGCCGTGGCGCGCGGCCTGACTGACAAGCTGTTCGATGCCGGCGATGCTATCTCGATGGCGTCGAAGCCGATGGCGCAAGGCCCTGTGGAAGCGCGGGCCATGGCGAAGGACTTTGCCAACGTGGGCCGGCGCATCCAGTGGCAGTTGAACAATCGCCTTGCCGAAGCTGACACGCGATGGTCCGCAGCCGAGCGCGAGCAGATGCACCGCGCCATGGATGAAGAAAGCATCATGCGGCAGCAGAGCGTGGACCCGAAGGAGTATGAAGGTCAATACGGTCTCTCGACGCTGCCCGATGACATGAAGGAATATGTAGGTCAGGTCATGGAGCGTGACGCCGCGAATTGGGCGCTCGCTCAGGACGTTGGCCTCGTCAGCCCGGACGCCGCTGGTATCCCTGTCTATGCCGCTCGCCTTGCCGAAGGTCTTGAGAAGATCGAGGGCTTGCGTGGCAAAGGCGGTCTCACCACTGGTGGTCCTGTCCCGATCAATGCTCTCGGTATCAATCTTCGCACGGCTACCTCGCGCCTCAAGGGCCGCAAGTATCTGACCATTGAGGAGACCGAAGAAGCTCTGCGCGCCAAGGTGGGCGACACTCTGGCGAAGCAAGGCAAGTCGGTCGCGCAGATCGAGAAGGCTCTTGAGAAGGTTCGTATCTCGCGTGACATCAAGGCCAACATAGTCGGCAGCTATCAACTCGAACACGCCATCAACGGTCGGATGCTGGTCAACAGCATCAAGAACTTCACGTCGAAGTATGGCGTGGACATGGTTGCGGAAGGTCACAACCCCGGCCCGGACTGGTTCACCATCGACCATCCGGCGCTCAAGACTTGGCGTCCAAAGCTCGAAAAGACGGAGAGCGGATGGGCGTCGGTCAAGGACGAGGCCGGCAACACGATCATGGAGCAAGTGCCCATCTATATCAACAAGGAGTTGGAAGGGCCGCTTCGCGCCGTCCTCACCGAGAAGCCTTCGCGCGTGGTCAATGCGCTGATGGAAGGCAAGTCGAAGGTGATGTCGGTTATTATGTATAGCCCGATGATACACAACGGCGTCATCGCCTCGAAGGCTCTCGAAGGCATGAAGGGCAATGTGTTTAAACTCGGTCAGCTTTACTTCACCGGCAACAAGCTCCGCAAAGACCCCACCTTCATGTCCGAAATGATCGACGGCGGCATGGTCCCAATCGGCAAGCGGTTCTTCAAGCAGGACCTCACGGACATGCTGACCGATCATCCCCTCGCACCGGGCGATAGCCTGACTGCGAAGATCGCGGCTGCCATCCCCGATCTCTATGACCCGAAGGCCGGCGATGCTGTGCGCCGCGCCGTGGACAAGATGGGCGACTTCTGGCACAACACGCTGCTGTGGGACCGCGTTGCCGACTTACAGGCCGGTATCGGTCAGCACTTCCGCGACGAGTTCATGGCTGCCGGCATCGACAAGCAGACCGCTACTCGCATGGCCGCAGATCAGGCCAACATGCTCGCCGGTTCGCTGCCGCAGGAAAGCATGAGCGCCGCTGCTCGCAACATCGGCAACTCCGTGTTCTTCTCCCGAACCTTCACGATGGGCAACCTCGGCATCATGGTCAGGGCGTTCGGTGACTTGCCGGCACAGGTGATGAACCCGCTGCTCAAGATGCTCGGTGTCGAGCGCCGCATCCCGGAAATGGGCGGGCTGCCATCAGAGATACTGGCGCAGATCGAGCGCGACAGTGGACATCAGGTTGCCATGGACGCCAAGGCTCTTGCCAAGCGCAAAGCCCTGTCCACGGTGGTCACTTCGCTCGTCATGTATTACGGCATCAACTCCGTCCTGCAATCAAGCCTCAACGTCATCCTTGGTCGCAACGATCTGTCGGATGAAATGAAGGGATACTGGACGCGCTTGCAGAAGCAGATGAGCATGGCTGCCTCGGCTCCGTGGTCGCTCGCTACTCCGTGGGGGATGCACAACTTCATTCAGGGTCTCAGCAGCACGGCGCAGAACCCGGAGGGCAAGCAGGACCGCGTTCTCCTCGGCTTCGAGAAGGACGGCACCGCCATCTATGTCAAGTCGCCTCTTGGCCGCATCGGTGAGGAGTTCTCCGAATACGCGCAAGGCTATTGGCTCGATATGTTCAATCGCAAGCTCGGCACGTTCGCTCGGCCTGTGATGCAAGTCCTCAACAATGACGCCGGCTTCGGTCGCCAAATCTATGACAAGTCCGATCACAGCATCGAAGGCGTCATGCACTCGGCTGCTCAGATCGCGTGGCACTTCGCCAAGTCGCAGACCCCGGCCACGCAGTTCGAGGCAGCGGCCAACGTCATCAGCGGCAATGGGACACGCAAGGATGTGGCTGCCACTATCGGCCCGTTCCTGCCGCCTCCGTTCACTGTCACCGCGTCCAAGGGTGCGCCGGGCGGTCCTGCCATGGAGCAATACTTCAATGACAAGCGCGCCACAGAGTTTCGCCAGCAGCAGGGGATGCCCGCCATCCGTCAGATGTTGCAGCGTGGAGACATCGGTGGAGCGCGCGAGGAAATGACGCGGCTCAAGTTCGACCCGCGCTATCAGAACTGGCTCATCAAGAACACGCGCAACCCTGCCGCTCGCGTCAACAGCCGCACCTTGCAGCAGTTCTATCGCCTGCAAGACCCGGAGGCTCGCGAGCGGTTCAATGAACTGCGGGAGCAACAGCCGTGAGCTTCACCCTCAAAGACGCGAAAGAAATGGGCGAGCTTCTGCGCCGCCTCAAATACCTCGACCCCTCCGGTGGCGGCGGTGGCTCTGGCTCCTTGGCCGGCCTTAGCGATGTCGCGCTCACATCGCCTGCCGATGCTGACGTGCTGACTTATGTTGCCGCAGATACAAAGTGGAAGAACAAGCCTGCCGCTGGCGGTGGTGGAGGCGGGGAGCTAGTGCTACTCGACCATGCCACGGTTGCGACAGGCACGATCATCAGTGAGGGATGGGCCAGCCTGTCCAGCTACTCAGCAATTCGTCTGGTGTGGCGGGGCCTCCGCGTCACGAACTCGCACGACAACATCCAAGCCTTGTTCCGGGCGAGTGGTGCTGACGTTACCAGTTCTTCGCATCGTTTTGCAGGCCACCGTTTAAACTCCTCCGGCTCCGCCTCGGATGGGTCCAGCACCGGCATTTCCTATCTCGCGCTCACCGACATCAGCGCGGACACTGGCCCCGGCACAGGCGCGGAGTGCTGCTTCGACGGAGAGAGTGTGATCTTCCACCCGGAAAGCACGGCGTTCCACAAGATGATTAGGACATGGAGCCAAGTGAAGTTCGACACCGGCAACGTCTCTATCCAAGAGTGTTTGTCCTATCTGCCGTCAGCCGGGGCCATCAATGGTATCCGAGCGTTCACAGATACCGGGAACACGCTGACCGCTGGCGACCTGTATGTGTATGGAATTAAAAAGACTTAGCGGCGACCTTGCTTTCGCCACAGGTCGCCGCTATAGTGTTTAAACAATGGGAGAGTGCCATGACCGGAAAGCCGACTGTCTTTGCGATGATCTCGCACCAGCAGAACCCCCACATTGCCTACCCTGCGGACGCGACTGCGGCTGCGGTGGTGATCGGCAGTTGGACAGACCGCCTCCCTGCCATCGCAGCCGGCTTGTCGATCATCTACATTCTCATCCAGATTTATCAGTCTGGTTTCTTCCAGCAGCTTTTCACTTGGCTGCGTTCCAAACTTTCCCGCGTCCCGCCTCGGTGAGCGGAGCTACTGGCTCCTTCACGCTATCCATCATCACGGCGCTCATCTTGTCCAGTTCGGTGTAGAAGCCTGCCGGCGTAGCCGGAGGACGATCATCCTCGAACGTGCCACAGATCATCGCGTCCCGCAGCACGACCAGTGAGGCAATCGCCTTGACGATGTGCGAGACCTTCAAGCCTGTCTTGGCCAAAATGTCCGGGTCATAATCCTCGCCTTCCCACCAGCGGTCCATGTGCCGGCGTCCAGCGTCATAGTAATCGCTCGCGCGGATTGAACCGACGCAGCGATAGTTGTGACGCCCATACTTGAGCGCGCCTTCAAGCATGGCGATGGCAAGCTCTGCGATCACTGCCCACGGCACGACGCTCATCAGGACTTTGCGGAGGCCGAAGGCGCGCTTCGGGTTCTCTACTGGTTTCGGTGCTGTCATTTCATACCCCATATAATTGAGAGAGTGATGGTGGTCGCGCTTATCCAATAAAGCGCCTGCGGCCAATCGCCCACGAACAGAGCGCGGACGAAAGAGCCGAAGCTCAGTGTGGCAATCCACACGCGAGGGTCGAGGAGATAGATCATGTCACGATCTGCCCGGTGATCTGCTCGAAGCGTGTGATGAAGCTGCGCTCGGCAAGCTGCGGCCCCCAAGGGTCGAGAGGAGCTTCGTCAGGCTCGCCCATCCACGGCGCTTCTTCACCGGGCGGCATCAGATCGCGATGCTCCGTGGCGAGGGCCAAGGTGTCGGCCTTCTTCACGATTGGGCTGTGCGCGATGAAGCCGAACTGGTGGGCGATCTCCTCCTGCACACGCTTCTCGATGTCCTTGAGCGCGGTGAAGCCGTGGTCGAGCAGATACCACTTCAAGGGCGACGGGAAGTCGGGCATGTAGGCTTCACTGGCATCGTGCATCAGGCCGGCGAGCCGAAGCTCGACCGGGACAAAATGGGATACGAAGATGCTGTGCTGCGCCACGCTGTAGAAGCGGCGAGTATGCCCTGACCATCGACACTTCATGGCGAGGGCATGGGCGATGTCTCGGATGTCATAGTGATGGTCCTCGACAGCATCCCAATAGAGCTTCTTGCCGGTGAAGGTGCGGATGTAGTAGCCCTTGCCATCGCTACCAGTGCGGCGGTCATGCTCCATCGCCGCCATCTTCTCCATGTCCCTGATGTCCTGCATCGTGCGCTCCTAGTCGGGGTTGCTCTCGGTCACAGGCGGATAGACCTTCGACAGCTTGGCCTCCGGCTCCTCGCCCCGTTCCCACATACGCGCCATAGCAACGGGGTCGAGTGGGATGAGATCGTCGGGGTATTTGCCGCCTGCCGGGATGGTTCCAATGACCTGTGCGCCGGCCCGCTGGTCCTCATACTTGCCGACTGCTTCGGCGCGCTCGGCGTCCGTGTTCGCCTTGGCCACGGTAGCGCGGAAGCGTTCGAGGTTGTCGATCTCGACGCACTGCTTGAGCATTGTGACAAGCTGCATGAGGTTCGCCTGCTTGTCGCCGCACCAGAAGGTAACGGCGCTGCGATCATCGTCCCGACCGGGGATGAAGTGCAAGCTGTCGGGCGAGCGCAGGAATATACGCAGGCCGTAGTTCGTCATGGGCTTGCCAGTGCGCGCCGAGACGTATTCAGCGGTCACAACTTCGCAATTCGGCATGGGTGAGCCGTTCGGCAGTTCTTCCGTGTAAACATTGATACGCATGGTAGCCTCCGTTTAAACGAGTGTTACCCCCAATTCCAAGAACACCAGTCGGCCTTCTTGGACTTATAGCGGCCTTCGAGATAGACTTCCCACCGCGCGGTGATGCCGTGCTTGGGATGGACGAAGAACAGAGCTTGCGACGGCTGGCTCGGCACCGCGCGCAGCTTCAAGCGGGCATACTCATCGTAGCCCTTGAGCGCGTTGTTCACGATGGCCTTGGGCAGCCATAGCATCTGATGGTAGTGGCAGATGAGCGCCGTATCGAAGTCATTGCCGATGGCGCTCTCCGAATTGCTCATCTTAAATGTGCCGCGCATGATCGGGCCAATGACCCCGATGATGCCGTCGCCGCCCTTGACGCCCATGTTGTCGCCATGGGTCAAAAGGAAGCGGTGGTTATAGACGCGGAAGTTGGCATCGGTCTGCGCCGGGATGTGCATGACGATGCGGCTGTCATCCTTGAGCGCCTGCTTCACCATCGTATAGACCACAAGCTCATTGCTCGTGTTGACCGCGCCCTTGAAGCGGGGGCGGATGGTGCCGCGCGCATGATTGCCCACGACTGCCGGGACGAACACGCGACCAAACTTGTCGGCCATCCGGCGCAGGCCGGCAGTGATGAGATCGGCAACCTCGCACATCGCAACCTGAGTGGAGACTTCGTTCGTCGCCATCAGTTCCTCGTGGATGTCGCCCCCGATCATGTCGCCACCGAGGCAGACCACAATGCCGGGGTATTCCTTCTTGCTGTCGCCCATGTGGTCGAAGGCAAGCTCGACCGTGGTGTTGATAAGACGTTCGATGCGCTTCTTGGCCACGGCGCGATTGTAGTAGTTGACGCCGCCAGTCTCGGCCTTGGTGATCTTCTCGCCGTAGTGCCAGTCCGACCAGATCGTGACCGGGACACCGCGCGAGCTTGCGCCACTCTTGATCGGCTCAAGCCACGCGGGCGGGTCCGGGACGTAGGAGAGCAATTCTTGGATGCGCTCATAGACGCGCTGCGCGCTGTCATTGCTCTTGGTGAGCGAGCGCACTTCTTTGTGGAGCAGCGCGATCTCGTGGTTCTTCGACCGGACCAGAGCCTCGGCGTCTTTCAGCTTGTCATCGACTGTCTTTTGGGGGGCGGCGGGCATGATCGTAGTTCCTTTTACGTTCGAGGCCGAGGGGTGAAGTATCATACCTCATTTTGCGCTCCCTGCCAAGAGGCGATTGATCGTAGCGGCGGTCAGTTTCCCGCCCCTTGGCAGTCTTTTTATAGCGAGCCTGCGCGGCCCTATGCTTCTCCAAGGATGTCGGCATCCGGGTCGCGCTCCAACGCAGCTTGCAGCTTCTTCACTTCCGCCGTCTTGAGTATCTTGGCCGCAGGCTTCCGCGTGAACTTCTTGGGGCCGGGGAAGCGGATAGGCTTCGGGCACTCATCAAGGTGAGCTTCACGCAGGATGAGCAGGCGCAAGAGATCGGTAGCCGGCAGAATAGCAATCCAACCATTCTTGTTCGTGCGGTGAACAACCACAGGCAGCTTATCTTTGCCGCCGTCGCGATCTGCTTGATGCAGCCACGAATAGACCGCACTGCTGCCAGCCTCCTTCCGCTTTACCTCGAAGTGGACATGGGCCAAGGGCTTGCACACCACGTCCGGGCTGTCGGTGCCACCAGCGAATTGCTGACCGCGATGGGCACTCAGGCCGTGGGCTTCGAGATAGGCGGCGAACTCCCGCTCACCCCTCGCTCCCTTCGCGCGGCTGTTGATGCCTTTCTTTCTCGGCCTTCCGCGCTTCTTGGGCGCGCCTGCGTTCGGTTCGTTCGGCATTGATCTGCTCCTGTATCGCGCGGCGCTGCTCAGGCGTCCGCTTCATGGTGACGAAGTGTGTCATGCTTTTTCCAGTGCGGCGGCGAAGTTGCGAAGCTCTCTCGCTACCTCCATGCGCTGCACATGCTCATGGGTCCGCATATCGAGGATGTGGTCCAGTCGCAAGCAGCGACCTTCGAGTGGATAGGGCCGCTCCCACTTGGCTTCGATTTCCAGCTTGGGGCCGAGCGCCGCGTCCTCGACGATCTCGGCTTTGAATGACCACATC